TTGAGATTGTGTCATTGAATAACTGATAATATACATTAACATGGTTTTTCTGACCAAAACGATACAAACGGTCCGCAGCTTGTTCGTTATTACCAGTAACCCAATCAAATGAGTTAAAAATAACAATCGTAGCCTCAGTAAGTGTAATACCAACACCAGCAGATTTAATATTTCCGATGAATATCTTTTTATTAGGGTTGTTTTGAAATGAGTCCACAGATGTTTGTTTACTCTTATCATTCATCTCACCATAATGTATAACACTCTGATTACCGAAATGGTTATGTAATTCTTGAAGTTCCTCGGTAAAGTTAGTGAACACAATTACCTTCTGGTCTTGTTCAAGTGCATTTTCAACCATTTCTATAGTCTTAGGTATAGTTATCTTAGCAATGTATTGCCTAAGTATAATTAACTCAACAAGGTCTCTATCAACATCACCCTTCTTCTTTTTCTTTTTACGTTCTAATAAGTATTCGTCCCAAAGATTTTCATATTCTTCCCATTGTTTTTTACTCATTTGGTGATAAACAGGTGTTACAATCTTATCTGGCATATCATCAATATCTGTTTTAAGTCTCCTTAAGAATAAGTTTTTAGTCTTTGCTGCAAGTTCATCAAGGTTAGATGCTCCATTAGTAAGCCATATTTGCCTCTTTTTACCGTTTTTAAGTTGTTTGTAGAAACTTTTAGCCTCACAGTATCTCTTTACATAGAACATCCAATCCTTAGCGATAGGGGCCTTTATAAGAGCAAGTAGATTATAATAGTCTTTTGGTCTGTTTGCAACAGGTGTACCAGTAAGTAACCAAACCTTAGGTATATTATGTTTAACACAAAGGTCTTTCATAATACTACCTCTTTGACTCTTATGGTCTTTTAAGTAGTGGGCTTCATCAATAATACAAAGGTCAAAGTTACCTTTAACTAAATGTTCATTCTCCCAAACGAAGTCACCACTACCATGTTTTTTTCTTTGTTCATCAGTAACCCAGAAGTTTTTAAGTATATCATAGTTTATAATGGTAAATTTGGCTTGTTCCCATCTTCTACCACTAATAATTGATGTATCATTACATTGAAAGTATTGAATCTCACGTTCCCAATTTATCTTCACAGCAGATGGACAAACAATTAGGATTCTTTCAGCACCAGATTCTAACGCTGCAATAACACTCATATAAGTATTGTGTGTTACAACATATTGGTCCATAATATATAAATTGTCATTAGCCTCAACGGAAATACATTGACCTTCTGTTGTTCTAGAATATTCTATTGATTTAATACCTCTAGATGGTAAGTATTTTCTAGTGGTAGTCATTCTATCTATCTTACGTTGTAATTTGAATGGTATAATTTCTTCTGGTAAATTAATGGTTAATATATAACATAATTTACACTCTACTATAACACCATCTGGTTTTTTATATTTACCAATTTTAGATGATTGTCTAGCAACACCTCCAAATGATTGTACCAATTCTTTAACACCATTAGATAATTCCTCAGATGTTGAATAAAATTGAATTATCCCATCTTTACCACAATAACCGTCAGTATCTAATAACCCTTGTAGTATTTCCAATCTAACTTCTTTTGTATTGTATTTGTAGTCATCTGGTATGAATTTAACCGATGACGTGGAACCCATTAAATTGTATTTTCGTAAATAAAAAGTTACAAAATTATAATCGGAAGACCCGCCAATTATTGAATAGTCACAAGTTTCTTTTATTCTATTTAATTCTTGACCTTGTGGTAACCTATTTCGACATTCAGTAATTAATTCTTCATCAATAGACGATAAAGTGATACCTTGTGTCATACCACCATCACCAAGTAAACAACCTAACAAATATGGGTCCAAACCAATTTCTCGTTCATTAAATTCAATTGGTTTAACCATAGGTATATACCACTTAATATTACCCTTAGTACCATAAGTTAAATCACCCATTAATTCTTTAAGTGGTTTAACAATAAACCCACTACCACGTTTCTTATGATTAGTTGTTTGTACCGACCATAAATGTTCATCACACGATTCAACAGTTGTCCCGTCACTAAATAATATATTATAAAAATCTTTTTTAATAGTTGGATTAACCTTTAATATTTTAGTTGGTTTACCATTTGAACCAATTACATAGTCACCAACTTTAAGTGAACCATGATTAGTCCAACCATTAGGTGTGAGTACTGGTGTATCTGATGAAAGCATTTTACCAAGGCCCATATCATCAGCAAGGATACAACCATCTCTACCTAATAGAAATTTAACACCACTTATCTGATGTTTGTATGGTGTTCTACCAACGGTACCATCCTTTAATACCATAGTATCTAACTTAGTATACTTTTCAAAATCAATTTCAACATCAATTTCCTCAAAGTAAGGGTCATCAAGCATTTGTGACTTTGGTATGAAGTACATTCCAGACTTTTCTTGATTCCTTTTAAGTTTACCGTAAACATGTACAGATTTTTCAGTCTCACCAAGAATATACTCAAATAATATTCTTTCTGGTTTAAATGTTAAACTATAGTTTTTTTGCATTTCAGTACCTAAGTAATCTGTGATTGCAATTACCCTATTTACTAGTAATGGTTCATACTCATGATTCTTAATAATGTAAGAACTTTGAGTTGGTGTTAATTTGATTCCATTTCGAGTATTCTCATGGTCAAATTTTAGTTTTTTTATATATGGGTTCTTACCTTTATATTCTCTAAGAATTTTAAATGCAGTTACACCTTTTAAGTCTTCTAATTTCATAATAAATTTAGGTTTAAATACTTGGTCCAAATATAAGTATTTTAAAATAAAAATCAAGTCCTTAGAGTTATTTAATAACTATTTAATATTTATCTATAAAGACTATGGAAAATAATAGAAAAATACCAAATAATCGTGTGAATAAATTTTTTTCTGGAGAAGACTATAGAATCGACATCGAAATGGGTCGTGAAGGTATCGAAGGAGATAACAACTTCACAGTTGTTTTGTATAAAGTTGATAGAGAAATGACTACCACAGATGATGTCTATGGTGAAGCTGGTAAAGATGAGATTAGATATCACCCACCAGTTGAATTAATTGTGATGCCAACTTTCGAGGAAGCAGAAACTAAAACTTACAACTCAAATGGTTCATTAAGATACTTAGAAAGTGGTAATCTTTCTTTTGCTATCTATAGTGCTCAATTAGATGAACACCAAACAGATATTGAAGTTGGTGATTATATTGGTTATGCTGTTGATGTTAATGAAATGGTTTACTATAATGTAGTTAATGACGGTAGAAAGAACTGGGATAATAAACATACCATCTTAGGATTTAAAGGTGCTTACAGGACAGTATTATGTGCTCCTGTAGATGAGAATGAATTTAGAGGTATTTAAAATATAAGATTATGGCATTACCAAAAGGATTTAGGAAGAATTTAAAAATAACAAAAACAAAAGTTGGATTCGAAAGAAGGCAAGAGATATTAGATGATATCGCTGACCAAGGTACATTTTTACCTAGGGGTGTATCGTATGAAGATATTGATGGAACCTTTATTGAGTTTGTTGATAAAGACTTAGAGATTGTTATTGATGGTGAGAAGGTGCCTGTTATTTTCTTAACACTTCAAAAATGGTCAGAGTTTTCAAAGACATGGCAACATTCTGATAAATATAAAAATATTAAAATGCCATTTATTACGGTTGTTAGACAACCTAATCCACAGGTTGGTACGAATCAAGCTGGATTGTTTAATATACCAGGTCGTAATACCTATACCTACATGAAAGTACCTACTTTCGAAGGTGGTAGAAGAGGTGTCGATGTTTATAAAATACCTCAACCAACATCAGTAGATTTTACATATGAGGTTAGATTATTCTGTAATAGAATGAGAGACCTAAATAAACTTAATGCAAAGGTTCAACATGCGTTTAATGCTATTCAGTTCTATGTTAGAGTTAATGGACATCCAATGCCAATAACACTTGAGAATATTGGAGATGAGTCAAATATTGAGGATTTTGAGAAGAGAAGGTTTTATGTTCAACCATTTGAAATGAAATTGGCTGGGTATATTCTTGATGAGGACCAATTCGAAGTGATACCAGCAGTTAATAGAGCAATGGCTATGTTTGAAATTTCAGATAGAGTTAGACAACCAGCATTAAGAATTAAGGCAGATAAAGAAAATAATTTGATAAATTACGATTTAATATATAAACCTAGGTCTGAGAAGGATTTTTCCTTTATTTCAGAATTTGATATGAAAATTACTAGTATTACTGGAGTGGAAAATATCACTAATATTATAATAAAAGCGGATGGTATAGAAAAGTTTAACGGTATATCTATGACTGGACCTAATCAATTTGTTATTAACGCTGGTCAGAGTGTATTTATTAGTGTAACAAAAGATTATAATCAAACATGTAAATTCCAACTTGGTGGATACTTAATATAAAGGACCTTATGTATTTTAATAATTGCGGAAATAAAAGTATAAATAAAACGTTCATTCTTGAACCTATATCTTTGACTGGTGGGACTCCAGTTATTTCTGCATGCACCGCCATTTATACAAATGAATTGATTAGTTGTAGTGGTGATACTGTAATACAATTAAGTAGTGGGTATACACAATTTAGTAACCATATTAATGTAAACGGCACTATTAGTGGTGATACATTTTATAGTGGTTCAACTGATTTATATAATGTAATATTAAGTGCAATAACCGATAATGATATTTACCTAACTGGTGCAACATTTAGTGGTTCAACACTTATTTTAACAAAAAATGATGGTAACAGTTTATTTTCAACCTTTACTGGGAATACATCTGGAGATTGTATAACAGA